GAGAGCGAGCCGCGCGGCGAAGTCTATAGCTGCGCAAACGACCGTGCTCAGGCAGGCAAAGTTTTTGCGGAAATGGCCGCCATCGTCTCCGCCGTTGATTGGATGCGCAAGCGCGTTTCAGTGCGCGCGTTCGGCAAGGAGATGGAAGACGTTGTGAACGGTTCTGTGTTTGCCGCGTTGAGCAGCGACGTCGGCACGAAGTTCGGCTTGTCACCATCGTGCTTCATCTATGATGAATTCGGTCAGAGCCCGGACGACAAACTGTACGAGGCAATGAACTCCGCATTGGGCGCGCGCAAGGAGCCGTTGGGCATCGTGATTTCGACACAAGCCGCGCGTGACGACGCGCCGTTGTCCAAGTTGATTGACTACGGTCTGCGCGTCGTCGGCGGTGAGATCAGCGACCCCGCTTTTGACCTTGAACTGCACGCCGCGCCGCCTGACGCCGATCCGTGGGCAATGGAAACCTGGCTACTGGCAAATCCGGCGCTCGCCGATTTCCGTTCGCTGGAGGACGTGCAGCGCATGGCCGCGCAAGCGCAACGAATGCCGAGTAAGGAAGCGTCATTCCGAAATCTGATCCTGAACCAGCGCGTCAGCACGTCCGCGCACTTCCTTTCCGCCGCCGTGTGGGAAGGCTGCACTGGCCCGGTGAACAACGAGCTATTGAAGGGCCGCCCATGCTTTGCCGCGCTTGACCTTGGCGGCACGCGCGACCTGACGGCGCTGATTTTGGTCTTTGAAGACGATGACGGCGCTCTTGATGTGCAACCACATTTCTGGCTCGCCGGCGACTTGCGCGAACACGAAGACACCGACCGTGCGCCCTATCCGCTTTGGGAAAAACAGGGACACATTGCTTCGGGCGGCCACAAGACGCTTGACCCGAAGGTCGTCGCCGCGAAGATTGCCGAATTGCACGGGCTCTATGAAATCCGCGCGCTGGCCTATGACCGCTGGCGGATTGAAGACTTGCGCCGCGAGCTGGACGCCATCGGTTGTGGCGTGACGTTGACGCCGTTCGGCCAAGGCTTCAGAGATCTTTCGCCCGCCATCGGAGAGTTTGAACGCCTTGCGCACGAGGGCAAGTTGCGCACGGGCGCGCATCCGGTTTTGACGTGGTGCGTATCGAACGTGAAAGTCACTGCCGATCCGGCTGGCAATCGAAAGTTCGATAAGCACAAGTCCACAGGCCGCATTGACGGCGCGGTGGCGCTGGCGATGGCGTGCGCCCTGCGACTGCGGCAGGAAGCGCCGACCGAGTGGGGCATCAGCTTTGTGGATGTTGCGGCCTAGAGCGTTTCGACGCCCGCCGCGTTCTTATCGGCCACAACTTTCAAAACGATGTTGAAAGTTGTGGCCGAATAGAATTCGACGACCTATGCGCCCGCGTGTTTCCGCCAGCATTCACTTTTGACCTCAAGTTTGGCCTTTTATCCGACTATCTATGCGGCGGCGTGACGCAGAGCGACTTTTATTGAGAAAAGTCAGACACTTGAAGATTAATTGGCTGAAAACCAAAATGTAGTTGCATTTTATTCTTGTTGATTGTCCTCCTTGTCTTTGTCAGTTGAACGGTCCCCCGGCTCGTAATTGTGCGACCGGACAAGTAGGGACAGCATGATGACAAAATTCCCATCGATCGAATACCCGGAGCACGTGAAGAAACTAGCCTCCAGGATCGCACACGACCTTCGGCTTCTTGTCGATAATTTGCCGTGCGATTACGAGGTCTCCCCGGCGCAGCCACTCAAGGTGAAGCTTGCGGGTGAAAAGCTCGTCGTCAAGTTGATGAGGAGCGACGACGGCAAGACACTGCTTCAAGCTTGGAAGCTCCCCTCGGGCAAAGTCTCGGTCAGCCCCTTATAGGTTCGGCCCCTCTCCTCCGATCAATTGTCTCGAATTCTCAGCCGTAGGGCTGCTTATTCGAGACAATTGCCTCGCGAGAGGGAGTTCTGTATATCTGCCTCCGAAGAGGAGTTTTGATGCGAGAGGCACAAGCACATGGCGGCTAAACGCTACACACTTTCAGAGGCAGCGCTTGCGTCCGGCGCGTCGCCGAAGGTCATCCGGAATTGGCTTGATCGGGGTCAGGTACCCTTCGCCCGTGAAGATCAGGATGAACCCCTCGCGTGGCATCGCTTCTCGGTCAGAACCGTCTTTCTTTTCTCGGTGATGAAGCGCCTTGTCGATCACGGATTGCCGGTCGATCAGTCCGCGCTTCTCGTCTCAACGAGCCGCCGCCTCTCCGAGAACGATCTTACCTGGCGCTGGAAGAGCACCACCCCCGCCGTCCTCGTCGCCGCGTTCACGAACATTCAGTTGTTCGTGTGGCGGACAGCCGATGGCGAACTGCGGTCCGCTGAAGGCGACCCCACGCGTCAACCGAACCTGCCCGACACCTTCGTCTATGTGGACCTGCGGCGCGTGGCCGAGGCCGTCGCTGATGCGCTTGCGGACCTAGACGACGACCCGCCGCTGACGAACGCGGACAAGCACTTGAAGAAGAACGCCGAGAGCCGCGACCGCAAGCTGGCGCGCGCCCTGGCGAAGCAGAAGTCATGAACATTTTTGAGCGCCGCGAGACGGACAAGTCCTCGTGCCCCTTCAGGTGCACCTGATCGGGCCAAACGGAGAAGGAAAGTAGCAGATGAAACTTAGTGACAAACTGAAGGCCAAGCGCGCGGAGCTGAAGAAGCAGATGCGCGCCTTGGTGGAAAAGGCCGAAGCCGAAAGCCGGGACTTCACCCCGGAAGAACGCGCCGCCTTCGATTCGCACAAGGCCGCCGTCGCGTCACTTGATACGCGTATCACCGACGTCACGACGACCGAAGAAGAAGAACGCGGCGCGGATGGCCAGGTGATCGCCGGCGACCGCCGCGAAGCCGAGGGCGAAGTGCGCGCCCTGCTGCCCAATCAGCGCATGGTCGATCTGCTGCCGCCGGAGAACCGCAACCTTTCCACGGTGCGGTGGCTGCGCGGCACGATGCTGGGCGACTGGGACGGTGCCGAAGCCGAGAAGCGCGCCACGCTGGTGGAAGGCACCGGCAGTCTGGGCGGTCTTCTGGTGCCGCCTGCGCCGATCAGCGCCACGATCATCGATATCGTCCGCAACCGCTCGGCCTTTGTGCCTGCGGGCGCGCTGACGATCCCGATGGACAATCCGGAAATGACGCTGGTGAGGGTGCTCACCACGCCGACGCCGGGCTGGCGCAAGGAGGGCGCGGCGCTCCCCACGTCCGACATGACGTTCGGCCCGATCAAGGTCAGCGCCAAGACGCTGGGCGTGATGGTCGAGATGACGGTCGAGCTCGTCGAAGACGCGCCCACGGTCGAGCAGGTGGTGAACAACGCCATCGGCCAGGCGCTGGCGCTTGAGTTGGACCGCGTGGCGTTCTTCGGCAACGGCACCGACGAACCGCTCGGCCTAGACGGCCAGGCTGACATCAACACCGTCAGCATGGGCGCGAACGGTGCGACACCCACGGACTATGATCCGTTCATCGATGCCATCGCGGCCGTCGAGACGCTGAACGGGTCGCCCTCGGCTGCCGTCTACAGCCCGCGCACGGCCAACACCTTGCGCAAGCTGAAGACGGGCCTCTCGGGCGATAAGACGACGCTGGTCCCGCCCGCCGAGTTCACGGCGCTGCGCCGCATCGTCAGCAACCAGATCGGCAACGCCTACACGCAAGGCAGCGCCACGAACACGTCGAAAGCGTTCGTGGGCGACTACAGCCAGGCGGCTGTGGCGCTGCGCAGCGGCGTGCAACTGGAAGCCACGCGCACGGGCGGCACCGATACCTTCAGCAAGATGAAGGTTTTGGTCCGGGCTTACCTGCGGGCGGACGTCGTCTTTTTCCGCCCGTCGTTCTTCACACGCATCGTCGGCATCAAGCCGTAATGGCCACGCCAAGAAGGAGTATGAAATATGCAACGACTTTTTGAACGGGCGAAGATCGATATCGGTCTCGTCGGCCAAACCCTCAACAACGGCAACGTCAGCGGCGCTTTCTACAAAGCATCTGACTTCCGCCGCGCCCTGGGCGTGCTTGTCTGCGGCGCGCTTGCCGCCACCAAGACGTGCAAGCTGGAACTGATGGAAGCGACCGACGCGAACGGCACAGGGGCGCAACTCCTGACCGGCGCGGCGGCCACCATCACGGCCAACGTGGACGTGACCGAACTGACGATCGCGCTGGCGACGGTCCTGAACGGTCAGGCCATCACGATCAACGGTCTGACGTTCACCGCGCATACCGACACGACGACCGCCGCCAACCGGGAATTCTCCATCGCGGGTGACGACACAGCGGACGCGGCGGCCCTGGCGGGGCTGATCAATGATCCCGTTTTCGGCTTGCCCGGCGTCGTGGCTTCGGCGGCCACCGGCACCATCACGCTGAAGGCGACCGATCCGGGCAAGACGCTGATCACGGCGGCCAGCGCGGCGGCGACCTACACCATCGCCACGACCAAGGCGCAAGGCTACGTGGAGTTCGACGGCCTCAACCTGAGCGACGGCTTCACGCATATCGGCTGCAAGGTCACCAGCACCGGCAACGGCGTCGTGGGCGTGGTCCTGTTGCGGTCCGAAGAGCGGGACGTGATCACGCAGAAAGTGGCGGCACAGGCGGCAGCGTGATCCCCATGCATCAGGCGAACCTAGAGCGGCGCGAAGCGATTGAGTTTCGCGTCGCTGAGAAAAACAGGTTGATCGGTCACGCGGCGGTCTTCGACAAGCCGTCGCGTGATCTCGGCGGCTTCATTGAGTACGTGCGGCGCGGCGCGTTCAAGCGCAGCCTTGCCAGCGGCGCGGACGTGATCGCTTCCATCGGGCATGACAGTGCCCAAGTCCTGGGGCGGCGCGGCGCGGGCACGCTGGCGCTGCATGAGGATGAACGCGGCCTGCGCTTTGAGATTGACATGCCCCCGACGCAGATAGCGCGGGACCTGTTGATCTCAATCGAACGCGGCGACGTTGCGGGCGCGTCCTTCGCTTTCCGCACGGCACCGAATGGCGACAAGTGGGATTTCAAATCTAAGCCCGCCGTCCGCGAATTGCTGGACGTGGATTTGCTGGACGTGACGATCACCGGTCTGCCCGCGTATCCGGACACCACCGTGGCGCTGCGCACCTTGCGTGCCGAACACATGCCGCACATCGGCGTGACGAACGCCCGCCGCTATCTGGAGACGCTATGAACCTGTGGCAACGCATGCGGGCTGCCGTGGGCCTCCGCTCCGCCGAGAGTTGGGGCCTTCTTGATCCGCGCCTCTCCGCCGCCTTCGGCATTGCGGAGACGTCGGCGGGCATCACCGTCAACGCCCGCGTCGCCGAGGCGCAGTCCACGATCTTCGGGTGCGTGCAGGCGATCAGCAGCGCCGTGGCGCAACTGCCCGTGTACGTCTACCGCCGCGATGGCAACGCCCGCATAGAGCAACCAGATCATCCGCTCATGCGGCTGTACCGCGAAGGGCCGAACGAGCATCAGGCGTGGCCGTGCTTCATGGAAACCCTCATCGCTAGCACGCTGCTACGCGGCAACGGCCTGAGCGAGATCGAAACCGACCGCAACGGCCAGCTTACGGCGCTGACCTTCATCCCTTGGGATTGGGTCACGGTGCAACTGCGCGCCGGTCAGCGATTGGCGTTCGACGTGTTTGAACCCTACGCGGCCAGGGCCAACACGCGCCGATTGCTGCCCGAGGAAGTCGTCTATCTCAAAGACCGCAGTGACGATGGCATGATCGGGCGTTCGCGTTTGGCGCGCGCCGCTGAGGTCGTCGGTGCGAGCGCGGCGGCATCGCAGTTTGCGGCCAGCTTCTTCAAGAACAGCATGAACCCGAGCGGCGTGTTGGAGACCGAGGCCGCGATGCAGCCGGATGCGTTGAAGAAGCTGCAAGCGCAGATCGCTGAGGGCTTCGCGGGCGCGTCAAAGGCCGGGCGCATCATGATCACCAGCAACGGCCTCAAGTTCAAGCAGATGAGCATCAGCCCGGAGGATGCCGAGCTACTTGAGACGCGGCGCTTCTCGGTCGAAGAGCTATGCCGCATCTATCAAGTGCCGCCGCCGATTGTTCAAGATTACACGCACAACACTTTCACGAATTCCGAGACCGCCGGTCGCTGGTTTGCGCAGTTCACCATCGCGCCGTGGGCGCGCAAGATCGAAGCCGCGTTCGCGCGCGCCATCTTCGGCCCCGGCAGCGAATTCGAAATCGAATTCGACATGTCGGGCTTCCTCCGTGGTGATCCGCTACAGCGCTGGCAGGCGCATCAGATTGCGCTGGCCAACAACGTCCTGACGCCGAACGAAGTGCGTCAGGTGGAAGGCTGGAACCCGCGTACAGGCGGCGACGTCATCGAAGGTTCGACCGCGCCGGAGCCGACCATCGCATGAGCAAGCGCCGCCAGAGACGCCAGACACCGACCGAGGCCGAGCTTGTGCGCGCCGTGAAGGCCGCCATGAAGACCGGCGTGGCGAAAGTCTGTCTCGTCCCGAGAGCCGAGCACACCGAGATTGCTCTGCATCTTAAGGCGCGTGAGGAAAAGGCAATGACGTTTGAGCAAGAGGACCTTGGGACTATGGAGGAGTTGGAATGAGGCGGGACCGCAAGTATCCGGGCGCGAGCAAGTTCAAAGACCGCCATGGCAAGTGGCGCTGGCGTGCGCGCGCAAGAGGCAAAAAGACGATCATGCTGCCGGGCGAGTACGCCAGCCCGGAGTTTGTGGCGGCGTGGAATGCGTGGGCTAACGGCACGCCGATTGCGGTCGGCGCGGGCCGAACAGTTCCGGGCTCTATCTCGGCCCTGATCGCTGCCTACTATCAGTCCGCCGACTTCAAGACTTTGGCGGTGGCGACGCAGACGACCTATCGCGGCGTGCTCGAACGCTTCCGCGCGAAGAACGGCACCAAACCCGTGCGCATTCTGACGCCCGAAACCATCCGCGCCAAGCTGGACAAGATGGCGACGACGCCGCGCTCGGCGAACGTGTTGCTGCAATGCCTGCGCGTCATCTGTCGCTTCGCCGTCGAACGCGGCATGTTGAAGGTCAATCCGGCGGCGCAGGTTAAGCGGCTCAAGTTCAAGAGCGAGGGCTTCCACACCTGGACCGACGACGAGGTCCGCCAATACGAACAAAGGCACGCGGTCGGCACCAAGGCGCGCCTGGCGCTTGACCTGTTGCTCTACATGGCACCGCGCCGGGCCGACGTGGTGAAGCTGGGGCGGCAGCACGAACGCGATGGCGTCTTCGTCATGCGCCAGCAAAAGACCGGCGCGTCTCTAATTGTCCCGATCTTCTCGGCCCTCCGCGCGTCAATTGACGCTATGCCGAAGGACGGTCTGACCTACCT